TTGCCAATCTGGTAAGTGTTTTTGTGAAAGCTCAATACTAAAACCTTGAAAGTCGTTGTTTTCTAACTCATATGTGTTGTTAAACTTTACAGGTTTTTTTGCGCCGATCTCAATATATGATTTTGTTTTGCATACTTCTAATGCAAATAGATCTTGACATGATTGAGAATAGGATTTCATTAACTTCTCATTCCATTGAATACTGTTTTCTTAAACTTTTCATTATCAGTATGCACACTATTAATCAGTTCAAAATCCAAGTTTAGTTGCTTTAATAATGATGCTATTGCTTGTGTATCTTTTGGCAAGCACATACCTCCATACCCTCTAAGATTAGGATTTACATCTAAATACATATCGGTTGCTTTTCCTGTTTTAACATAGGCATTTTTAATCGTGGTATAATCGCAATCGAGTTTATTGCATACTTCATACATTACGTTGGCAAATGTAACACGCAATGCAGCATAAACATTGTTGTAATATTTTAGTACTTCGGCTTCATTAGGTGTTAGATGTTCTGTGTGTTCGGGCAATGTTCCGTGTACTTTTACTAGTTTACGATATACCCAAATATCATGTGTTCCAATAGCTAGTAACTTATGATTGTTAATAAAGTCTTCTGCTGCACAGCGTTCACGTAAAAACTCTGGTACAAAACATATAGTAAGATTTCTATATGTATCAATCATACGTTGAGTAAATCCTGGAACTACTGTACTACGTATTGCAATAATACCTTTGTAAGAATAAAGATTGAGTTCTTTTATTACCGATTCTAATATACTCGTGTCACAACTGCCGTCATTGTCTTGCGGTGTTGGAACACACAAAAATGTTATTTCAGTATTGAGAACATCTTGTATGGTCGTTTCGAGGTTAATATCATGCGGTACTACAGTGTGTCCAAGATGTTCAAAACCTTCTTTATTTGCTGTTCCAACTGCGCCAAGCCCAATAATACCTATTTTCATAATAAACTTTCTATTGTCTTTCTTAACCCTTCTTGTAAAGGTGTGTAGTCTGTAAACCCTGTTAGTTGCTTAACAAGTGTTGTATCTGGGCAACGGCGTTTTGCACTACCAACGGGTCCACTACGTACTTCTAGCTTGTCAGGGTTAACGCCCATAATACCCATTATTAGTTTTGCCACTACGCTGATTTTTACTTCTTCTTGTTGGCCAACATTTACAGTTTGATTGCTGTGATTGCGTACAAGCATATCTGTCATCTTTACAGCATCATCTACATAACAAAAACTACGTGTGTCATCACCTTTGATATAATATTCGCCTTGTTTGCAACGTTCTACAAACTCATTAACAAAATGATCTATTTGTCCTGGACCGTACACATTGAAGTAGCGTATGATTAGATATTCCAATCCACTATTTGCTACTAGGTTTTCGCCGAGAGCTTTCGGAATGCTATAACTCCATCTTGGATTTGTAATGTCGTTAAACATAACTGGTACTTGCTCATCAGTCGGCACAGGGTAATAACCTTCATCTATTGCTCCATTAAATATTTCACAGGTACTTGCAAACACAAACTTGGTGTTTGTATCTCTATATCGTTGAATAAGATTTAGTGTTGGTAATGTATTGTTTATACAAACATCTGTGGGATTTTCATAAAATAATCGAGTACCATTTGTTGCAGCCAAATGTACTACAACATCACAATCAGGCGCATTACGTGTTACTGTGATATTATTAAGATTATCAGCAACTCCATTCTTTTTATCATACGGATAAACTGAGTCATAATTATCTTTGATGTAGTTATAATAATGACTACCAATAAATCCCTTATGTCCTGTTACTGTTATTTTCATTTTTTAACTTTTCTTTTTTTGATCGATATTGACGCCTTTTAAAATTAGTTCTAACATCTTGTTTATCATCGCCTTTATAATGATACATGATTCCTTTAAATGCTTTATCAAAATGATCCTTGTCTATTTTAGGAGGACTAATATTTTCTGGTACTAAGTTATGTGTACGAAAAAATTCATGTGTAACAGCATCAAAAACATGACAATCAAGTTGAGCATTTAAATGATATATTAAATCAGTATCGTAATAATGTTGCCATTTTTTAAAATAATCAGCAGCATGTGGCATAGTCATATTCCAACTTATAAATCCGGTTTCACTATAGCGATCAGTTCGTCCTAAGTAACTTACAAAAGAATTAGGACGTTGTTTTGAATTTAGATAAGATTTAGTTAGCGGAGCAACTATTTCGGTATCGGCATCAAGCCAAATAAGTCTTCCTGTTTGTGTTTTTTTGGCGGCATCTATTATGCAATAGCTTTTGTGACTAAATCTCACAGCATCGTGTATCCATCCCTTTGTACCTGATTTGATAACTCTATGGCTGTTACGTTTTTTAAATTCAACAAGTTCAGGAGATTCGTCTTCAAGAATATAGTTTGTCCACGTATCTGTATTTTCAAAATACTTTTTATCTGTATATATCAATACATTTATACTAGGATCTAAATATTTTTTTAAACTATCCATAAAGTTTTTAGCATACATGTTATAATGCTGATCGCCAAATGTTGTAACTATTGTTATTTTCATATCACCATCCGAAGATATAGTCTTTTCTGACATTGGTTATCTCTCTTGCACCAAACGATTTTAAATACATACCTGCACACTCATTTGTATCTGCTTGTTGCTCACACACAATAATAGGTTTGTATTTTAATATTGTATCCATTGCGCCTTTGAGTACTTCCAACTCGTGTCGTTCGCAATCAATCTTTAATAGTCCAAACTTCGGCAAGTTTAAGTCGTCTAGCCGTTTGATATCTATTGACCCTTGTCCTACTTCGCTAACATAACTACCGCCAGTGTTTTCTGCATCAAACACCATATCAACTTTGTCATTTACACTGCCTAATGCATGTTTGTGTATTTCGATGTTTAAACCTTGCACGTTACGCTCTAAGCAACTGTATACTTGTTCTAGAGGTTCAAAAGCAATAACATGGTTAAACTTTTTAGTTAGCGGCTTTGCCCATAACCCTACATTGGCGCCAACATCGACTGCTATATTAAGGTCTGTTACGTACTTGTATGCTTCTGCTCTAACATCATCTTGATATTCTGCCGGGCCGCCTTTGCTAATTCTTTTGGCAATCAAACGTTCAAAATGATTGTCACTATCTGGCATCCAATAGTTATAAACTTGCTTCATTCTATTCCTATCAAAGCATTTTTGCTTCCTATATATGCTAGTTCTTTATACCCATAACTTTCAAGTATGTTTAATACAGAGTTTTTAGAAAATCCGTATCGGGCGTCATGTCCTTTTCTCTCATACAAGATAACTGGTTTATATTTTACAATAGTTTGAAGACCGCCTTGAATGATCAAAGGTTCAAATCCTTCGGCATCTATTTTAATAAAATCTATATCTAAAAAGTTAAAACTATCTAACGTTGTTATCTTTGTATTTCCAACTTCATCTTTATTTACATGTGTTGAAAAAGTACTTTGAGGATTAAAGTTTAATGCTACTGATGTTTCTTTGTCACCAAGTCCGTAGTCATATATGTCTACATTTTTAATGCCAAACTTGGACATATTCATTTTGAAACAACTGTTTATTTCAGGAACTATTTCAAAGGCAGAAACTTGATCAAACTGTTTTGCCATGTTTGCAGACATAATACCATAGTTAGCACCTACATCAATGGCATGTCTAAACGTTTTACAAAACGATAATGCAACGTCTAGTTGATCTTTTTGGTAATCTAAAATATCCTTTACTTTTGACTTTTCAAAAGCACGGCTTAAAGTTCTGTCATTTGGCAGAACATGCCAGTCTTTATATAAATCAGTTTTCATTTTTTATTTCTTTCATTCCGAAGCATATATTTTTCTTGACGAATTTCTTCACTTTCTTTGTCCCACCAACCATCGTCATAGTTATGTTTATATTGTCGAAGCTTTCCATTCATTTTTTTTGCCATTAAAAATGCTTCTTCAAGTTTACATTCTATATCATTTTTAACTTGGCCTGCAGGCATATTATCATAGATTA